CGTGAAAACACATGCTATTATTCGTGCAGATATTCTTTCTGGCAAAAAAGTAGCCATTGTTACAGACTCTGAATATGCTATAAAATGCGTTTCTACTTATGGCGAAAAGTGCTATAAACAAAATTGGAATGTTGATATTCCAAATAAAGAATTGGTCAAGACCGCATATCAGCTTTATAAAGATCATCCAAACAATGTTCGTTTTATACACATACGAGCGCATACTCAAAAAATGGATATTCATTCCATCGGTAACGACCAAGCGGACAAACTAGCAAGGCTTCATGTTTATTGAAACGATATAAAGTTTATGTCTTATCATACAATAATACAATCTTGTATGATAAAATTTTTAGCAAATCTTATAGGTGTCCACGAATTGGTCGTTCAAATGGTGCTTTTACCTTACACCTACCTACCTCAATCCAAAGAGTTAATGGCCGACGTACGAAGTTATGTCTCAGATTATCGTATCATAGAGAACGTATATGCGGTTGATTATAACGATAATATACTCATGACAGACCTTGTAAATTTTTGTGTAAACAAGGACTTTTCGCTCGAACAAAGACGCATGCTTGGACATTTGTCAGCAGTAGACATGTACCTTCAAACAGGATATTTTCCATCAAATGTCACAAACAGGCCGTTTATGTTTCTTCAAGCTGCAGTATTCAACCAGTATATTGGTAGTTGGAACGTCGATACAAATATGGATAATGATCAGCGTAGAGCACGTCTAATTTGGGGACTATTGACACGCGAACAACGCACACAATTTATAAATGAATATATTTTACATAGTGTTTAAATCGACAAATACACATTCTTTGGGAAAAAGGACCCAATATATTCCCACAACTTGATAAGCGCAATGGCCGCATACTTTGCCAAAAATATATATAGGCCTAAAAATACAACCAATGCGATCCGTTTATATTTCGACATTTCGGTTGGCACTAAAAACGATGACACAACAAATGTCACCAACAAAATAACGTATATTGCTAGGTAAATATTGTACCACCATCGCAAATCGTCCAATTCTTGGTCCTCGTAATATGTTTTTCTGTCGCTCGTGGAAATATCGTTCAATATATCCTTAAGGCGAGTATCCAAATCCTTATTTTTTTGCGCCAGCGTCTGATGTAATTCTTTTGCATGATTTACATTCATAAAATCAGACTGATATACATTGTTAAGAACCTGCGAATTATTTACGATTTCATTCCACATGGTAGAATATTTGCCGACAATTTGATTGGCAACATCGCCAAGTTTTCCTTTGTTAAAATCATTATATCCGCTATCCCCTTTCGCAAATGTATAATAATTTTTGGACGTAGACTCCAAATTATCCGTCCCATTAAATAATCGCATTTGCGCAGATTGATAATCACGTAACAATTCCTGCTCTTTTTTTGCACGTTGGCAAGCGTCATCACATGCTAAATATGATTGCGCCTGTTTGATAATTGCATTTGTTTGCGCCGCAGGAGAGTTTGCTGCAATGATATTATCGTATTTTGTGGCTTGTTCTTTTAATAATTTTGCGGATTGTTCATCACAAGACGACATATTTTGTATTATATTATACAAGTAAAAGATTTTTGCTTGTATAATGTTATTGAGAATCGAAACGGCTAAACTAAGGTTATTTTGCGCCGCCAGGAGAACATTTACCTGTAGTAGTAGAGACTTCAGGGGCCACACATTTACCTATATCATTCTTCCAAAGAGTTCCATCTTGGCAGCAATTTTCGCCAATGCACGACATCATACTTGGCAACTTGAAGGAATTTTTAAATGATGTATCAGTTCCCATTTTGGGCGCACTATTTATATTAAAGTTCCAGTTATATTCATCATACACCATCTTGTCCCTAGAATAAATAGAGATAACTGACATGAATATATAATACAAACTAACAATAGTAATAATAAACATCAGCATAGAATAGACCTCAGAAGGTAATCCGGGAAAATATGTAGTGATATTAATAACGATAGCAAATGCAATAATCGTTACAATTAATATTTTCACGAGGTGTGTCCATTCAGCGTAAGATGCGCTATAATATTGATTGATTTCTACAACACGTAACTTGTTTTCTTTTTGTTCATTAATATATGCTAAACGCTTCTTTGCTTGCTCCATTTCTTTGTCCATAATAGCAACCGCATTTGTTTGCTGCTCCAACGTCTGAGAAGAACCCATTAAATTTTGGCTATAATAAGCATTTATGCTGCTTAAAGCATTGATTAAATTTGTTCGCGTATCTTGAATTAAAATCAAGTTATTTGATAGTCTGGCTTGCTCTTGTTGATCTTTTGTACTGCTAATCTGCTCTATTAATTGTTGCTCGACCTTTGATAATTTATCAATATATGTAGATAATTCAGTGTTTTTATCCTGATAAAGTTTTGTTGCCTGATTGCTCATGATAGTATAAAATATAGTAAGATAATATTATATTTTATATCCTGAAATTTGTTTTCAACGGGCTCAACCTCATTCATTTTTTCTTAACGTTTTCACAATGACTATACTTGTCATGACTGCTAAAATGCACCACAAAACATAATTATAATTCTGTTGTATAGCAACCAAGTTACTATCATCCACTATTGCATCTATATTTTTAAATTGCACAGTTTTTGCTCGTTGGGACGGCGAGTTTATATCGTTGATATTCGCAAAAGGCTCCCTCTTCATCGCGCTTGGTATTGAGACTTCAACCGCCTTGGGAATTTTTTTATCCATAGTTTGATTATAAACTAAATTGTTTATGGTATCTGAAGTTGTATTTTGTTTCGTTTGAGAATGCTGTGCATCCCGTCTAGCTTCTAGTACCCTATTCATATCGCTTATTTTTGCGGCTAAATCATCGGATATCTTCTTTTTATCTTCAAATTCTCGCTTATAAGCGAGGAGTGGCATTTGTCCTGCATAGGCAAATTTGCTACATAAGCTATCGCTAGTCATTGATTTGCCGCTTTTTTGATAATTATTCCAAGTGGTTGAATCCACGTTTACAACGGGTACTTCGCATGATGAATTCGCGCCAATTACTTTTGTATTTCGCAAATAAAAATCTGTATGTTGAATGTTATATGTATTATTTTGTATGATATTTTTATCTTTTAACCAACAATTACTATTGCTTTTATCATACACGTAGCCAAAACATTTTACATTGTTATCGCACGCAGTTTGGCATGATTCAGGTGTCTTGTTCATCAACGGCATACCCGAAAGATCATTATATGGACTATTTATGTTTTTAAATGGCGTATATCCATCACCTGCACCAATCATCTTATCCGGATATTCACTTATTGCACCATTATCATCTATATAACCCATCTTACCCAAATTGCCAGGTATTCCGACTTTGGATAATTCATATACTGCCGTAAAATCTGCGTTGACACTTGCAATCTTACCATTATTCAACTTAATCCAACTATCATATGTTTCTATGGTATATAAAACAAGACTTCCATCCGCGTTCATCATTAGTTTCATCGAGCCATTTGTAGAACCTATCCATTCTGTTGCGTTCAAATATTCACCAACCCGCATATAATTGCGTCCATATTTCCCCAAAGTCGCAATTGATTTGGGGTTCCCGCGTTTAAATTGCTTACCATTTGTCCCGCTCGCCCATATTAACTCTTGTTTATCATTTGGACTAGTTCCTCTATAAATACACATATTTCCGTCATCTTGAAGAATTAAAAAAAACTGGCAAGTTGCGACTATATCATTGCAATCCATGGTAATACTACCATTTTCATTCGCAAATAATTGCTTTGAAGTCGCTCCACAATAATAATTTCCGATGAAATTCTTACTACATCCTGGCGCAGAGTCGCCAAAAACACGATTATTAGTGCCCGTTGTAAACAATGAAAGACCTTTATCAATTGCATTATTTATAATAGTAGTTACGGGTGAATTCTTGCTATTGGATTTTCCAGCTTGTAATTTATCATTTAAATTTTGTTTAACGTTATTTCCTGTTACATAAGGAAATCTTGGAACAGTACTATAAACATTTTGCCATCTCCAACAAATACCCCAAAATCGACGCTGACATTCTCTATTTGATATTGTGTTTGTTAACGTGTTACAATTACTACCATAGGTTGCATTATCAAGGCGTATTGTCCCTCCGCGTTGACAATTTTTTGCTACGCTGCTCGGAATTCTTGCACCAACCTTGCCAGTCCCGTTTGTCGCACTTAACAATACTATTTGCCCTTCGTTTGTTAACATTGCCGACAATGAACCTCTGCTACTTGTAGTAAATAACACCTTTTCATTAAATACATAACCCAACCCTTTGCTTATAATTTTGGCCTTGTCATTACCCACTACACAAGTTACTTTTTGAGTGGTCGTGTTTGCATTTACCAAACCAAAATACTTGTATCCTTTATTCATAGCATATAACTTGCAATCATCGTAATTATCTATATTGGCGATAGTTGTCATTGCACCAGGCACATTTGTATAACAACCTAAATACCTGACGTCTGCGTCTGCAACAACACTATTTACATATATATTTGAACCTTCATTACCGCAACTCTGACCCTTAACCATTGGTGTTCCAACAATTAAAGGTGGGTTACTAGAAATAGTAGAACCTACAGCATTTACATCACCATCAACACTTATTTGTTGATATGGTGTACTAGGACATCCATTTTTTCCTGCAGTATTATTATAAGTATAATTATTATCTGCAGGATACCATTTAAATACTCCTTGATTTGTAACATAACCACATGCGCCACCACTTAAACAAACATTTTTATTTGAATTCTTATTTATAATAGAATTTGTTCGTGAGATATAATCTGTTATACCGGCATTATATTTATTTTGTGCGTCACTTGTCGCTTGGACTGCTGTTTTATATTGCGCGTTTAATTTAACCAAATCAGCTGCCATTTGGTCGGTTACTTCTGTTTTTGATAAAGTAGCATTAGATTTTTGCGCTTCAATAGAACCTTCTAAAGATACTGCCCCCATAGTGGTTGCTCCTTCTTGGAATGGACTTTCGTCGAATGGATCGGGTAGCCAGGATGCTATATTTACAATGCTAGACTTTTTTATTGTTTTTTTTTTAGAAAGTGTATTATTTGCTTGGTTTTTTATAAAGGCGGACCCTTGATTTAATGATAGACTATTCATTAATATAAATCAATAGAAAAATATTGAACTTTATTGATTTATGTAAAAATGATTTAATTTAAGCAGAACAACATGTATAACTCTTTCCTGCAATCGGATTTCCTACACATCCAGTTCCCTCCTGATACATGCATACACCATCCGTAAAATAATAGTTATTTGTGCCTAAATTTGTAGCACAATAATTACACATCCAGTCACAACCGGTTCCAGAACCTAGTGAAAATGTAATGCATTGATTACTATGACATACGTCATTACTACACACAAAAGTTAAAAAGGTAAAAATCTCAAGGAGTTTTTTCATTATAAATAGTAATGTTTATTAATATTTATATTGTTTTTCGTATTAACCTCTTGTATATATCAAATTATTGCATTGGTATAGAATAGATGTAATATAATACAACACCACACACTATTATAAATGAAAACATCGACATGTTTAATACAAATAATATGGCTGCTATGATTAGCGGGACTATGATCATGCTTATACTCATACCACCAAAAACCATCACTATTAAACATAATAGTAACGCCAATATAATAGTGTATAAACGATAATTCAACATTTGTTGATTTACCTCTAAAGATGAATCTTTCATATTTCCATTTACATTATCATATTCTAAAATCAAACTATTAATTTCACCTCTTTGAGCAACAAGGTCATTATAATCGCTTATTAAGGTATCGTGCATCTTATTGTTTTTGTTCACCCAATTATCTAAATTATTATTCGGTTGGCTCTGTACGGCATTTTGGATTTTAGTATTTAATGTTATTAATTGTCTATTAACCTCAGCTAAATTGCCCGTTATATATTTTAAACGGGTTAAAATTGCATATTCGCCTGCACGTGCTATAATATTTCCATCTCCTGTAGCCAATACACAACCTTTCCAGTTGGGCACATAAGTTGCGCCAGAACATTTAGGATTTGAACTACATGATGCTTGACACATACCAATCGTTTCCTGCTGAGTGATACCGATCCACGTTGTTCCATACGCCTTATCTTTTAGCTGGACGTATTCAGAACCACCCGTTTTTAATGCCTCCTTATAATCTTGAGATAGTTGATTATATTCCTTCATTTTTGTATCATATTGCAATTGTAATGATTCCAACGTTTCCAGTGTCATTAATATATAGAGAGAAATAAAGAAATTCTATATATTATCATTTTCTTAAATAACCTAGTCTCCTTGTCTGGGCGCAACCATCCATGGCTGATTCAAGCCGGCTTATTACGAACTGGTCTGACGGCGAAATGTTTTTGTAAGTATCACACCTGACAAAATGACGCCTAAAAAAATAGATACATTCGAAATATATTGAAGCACATATATCTTTTTGTAATCACTTATCATTGTTGTTGCACCTCCCACCTCTCCAGTCGCGTCGTCATATTTTTTTTGTAAAGTTATATTGCGCGCCTTTTCATCTGATATTTTCTTATTCAATATGGTACTGGTGGCTTTCAATTTTTCTATCTCTACTTGAATATCATTGTTTATCATAAATAAACTCTTTGTCGCGTTTTGTATATCTGCTCTACTACTTGCATAACCGCGCGTATATGAATCATCATTTGGAAACTGCTTTGTTAAAGTATAGTATTGTTTGAAATTATCTAAATATCCAGGATATTGGTTTTTTAATGTCTCAATTTTACTTCCAAAATCAATTGATTCAGTCATTACTATATCATGTGATTAATTTTTCAATCAAATACACAAACGATAATATATACTTTGAATCGCTGTTTTACTGGGTCTTGTAATCTCGCAAATCTGACCAGGACGTAAGCAAATTGCTTGGGCTACTGGGTCAAATCTCGAAATGTCTGGAAATTGCGTATCATCTGTAATATTATACTTTGTTTTGATTACTGCGCGCTCATCGTCGCTAATTACTCGATGGGGAGGAACTAACGTATGATCATGTATATTAAATTGCAAACGCTTGATATTCTGCACAACGATGAAAATCTTGTCCGTTTCCCACATGTGTTTCAGGGTCGCCATTAGCGTATCATTCATTTCATCCTTTGCAACGATTAACAATGTATCTTCCTTTGTCAGCGTCTCTTCCAAGTTGAACAAGTCGTCTATCATTTCTTGGATATTTGCTGGACGAATCGCCTTTGCTAAATAAAACAGGATGTATATCTTATTCTTTCGGCCTGTGCGCGGGTCTTCCTTACTTTTTTCAAGCAACATGTCCATTTGCTTATTTTGAAACATAGTATTTACTTCATTCACGCTAAAATGTTCATAATCTGTTACATTGTAGTCGAGTTTTCTCATCAAGGCAATGATAGTTTGCCTTGCCTTGTAGATGGATGAAATAATATTACTAGAATTCTGCATGATAGTATTATAATATAGAATGTTTTAATATTATTTATTTCAATTTTAAAATATTTGCCTTCGACACCTAAAGGTTTATTTGCTTGGTTTCGCTTGATTTATTATCGCCCATAGTAACGCTCTTTGTTTGGGAACTTGACGATGACGACGACTCATCGGATTTCTTGTTTTCATCCTCCTCCTTTTCATCCAAATTCTCTACGTTTAATATTGCTGTGGTATCCTCTTGTGGTTCCGTCTCTTTTCTTTTTGCTGCTACTTTTCGCAATACGGCAATCTGCTCTGTGCGCGACAAACCCTTTAGTTTTTGTTTTGCATCTTCGCCCAATTTCCTATATATTTCATTCAATTCTTCGCTGCCAAAATCAAATGAATTGGGCGAATCCGCTGGTGGCGGTGGAACAAAACTACCGCTGCTGCTTGTCATCGTCTCGCTTGGAGGCGGCATGGGTGGTGTATAACGTCCCTCACTTGGAGGTGGTATGGGTGGCGTATGCCGACTGCTTTCAGAGCCATCTGACGGCGTATCTACTTTACGAGGAATGCTGTCCGACGATATAGTGCCATCGGGTCCAGAGTCTGGCTTATATTCTTCAGAAACGTCGGATGGCGTATCTACTTTACGTGGAATGCTGTCGGATGATATAGTGCCGTCTGGCCCAGAGTCTGGATGGTATTCAGACGATTCAGAGTCCTCATATGATGGAATATATTGAGGCCCACGCTTATTGGATTCTTTGGAGAACAACCTATCTATGGTTCGCTTGTATTCTCTAACATATTGATTAATATAATCATCTCCCTCTTTACTTTTGCCACCCTGAAACTTTACCTCGTCATTTGTGACCTTGATAATGTTGTCTGAATAAGACATGGACATCAACGTATCCACATTCTCATTGGTAATAATTCTCATTTGAATATTCATAACCTGCAATTCTTGAATTAATAGTTTCAAACTATAAGGAATGCGCAATATACTAAATGATCTGCCGTATTGGCTTACCATTTCCAATGTCATCTTTCCATCCATCGTTGTGTGGAATTTTACTGGACCATCCGCTCCAGGACTCAAGAAAATGTTCTGGGCAGGATTATAAATCGCAATCATTCCCGTTTTATTGCAGACCGCCATATAATATTCGTCACCGCGCACCAAAAACGACTCGGATAAAAACGCTGCAGCGCCATGCGAAATGACCGCGTCGCGTTCCATCTCTCCCACACGCAGACCACCATCGTTTGCGCGTCCTTGAACTGTTTGGCGCGTTAAAGCCGTTCGCGGTCCTCTGGCACGATAGTTAATCTTGTCCTTGACCATATGCTTTAATCTCATGTAGTACGTGGGACCAATATAAATATCCGACCGCAGTTGTTCTCCCGTCATGCCATTATACAGCAATTGATTTCCAGATGAATGAAAGCCTGCCTTTGCCAACATGTATCCATAGGTATTCACGTTGGAGCCCTTTGTGGTGAATGCCGTGCAATCTCCGAAACCACCATACGAGCAACAAGCCTTTCCAAACATGCTTTCAATTAATTGCCCAATGGTCATACGACTTGGAATCGCATGGGGATTAATAATCAAGTCGGGACGAATTCCGTCTGCAGTAAATGGCATATCATCCTCGGGAATAATCAAACCAATCGTTCCCTTTTGTCCTGCACGAGAAGCCATCTTATCGCCAATGCTCGGTATGCGTTCCTCACGAATACGAACCTTACCAATACGGAACCCCTCTTCGCCTTCGGTTATAAAGGATTTATCCACATAACCGAGCTGACCCTTCTTAGGCGTCACCGAATTATCAACATTGAGGTCTCCACTACTTGTAACCTTTCCAATCAAGACCATTTTATCGTCCAAAGGAGTATTTTCTTTTATCATACCCCACTTGTCCAAATGGCTATAATCGTATCCTGCCTTGACCCCAGATACCTCCTTTTTCAATACATCTGTGAAATAAGCGTTCGTTAAAGACCCTGCAACTTTTGTGCTTTCTTCGTGTGCTTCATACATGGAATAATACGTCGTTCTGAAAATACCGCGATCGACCGCGCCCTGATTTATCAATATAGCGTCTTCTACGTTGTATCCAGTATATGACATGATCGCAACTATCGCATTCACACCATACGGCATTTGCTCCTTGTTGATAATGTCCAAATAACGCGACTTCAACAAGGGTATTTGCCCACAATTCAATACGACACCCATCTTGTCAATTCGCATTTGATAGTTGGAATGGTACATGGAAACGGCCTGCTTACTTTGTCCGCATGAAAACGCATCACGTGCATACGGGTTATTTTCCTGGTAAATAATCATATTTCCCATGACACCCAATATTAACGACGGATGTATCTCCAAATGTGTATAATATTTGGATTTTTTCAATTCGTCTAGATAAATCGCAATCAACGCTCCTTCTTCTTCGGAAGTATCCAAGAAATCAATCATCGCCTTGTATTTATTCAAGTCAATCTGGTCCGTATTATACAAGTCCTTAATCGTTGCGTATAATTTGTTGTTTCTAATGTCAAAATTCTCGTCCGTCTTTTCTTTGAATCCGGCTACAAGGTGATTCCACGACGCTTTGCCGCTATTTAATTGGTCAATAAATTCCGCGCGATCATAGCTTGGTTTTTTGTCTTCAATATAATAAACTGGGCGCGTCAATCGTCCCGCATCCGTATACATGTATATTTCGTTTTTCCCGTAGTCAAAGCTAATACTCATGTAGGTCGGCAACACGCCGTTTCGTCGGAGAACCTTCAAGAGTTGTACGACTTCTATTGGGTCGGCAATAACACCAATCCAATTGCCATTCACAATGATTTTTGTGTTTTGCGATAAATAAATAGGGGTGCATTCTTGTAATATTTTCATTGGCGTATTTGCGCGCAACCATTGAATTAACGGATACGACGAAAATCCGCTTGTAATCTGCGTGACAATAGATAAATGCTTATGCAAACCAATATTGCCACCATCGGGCGTATCGACGGGGTCAATATAACCCCACTGCGACCCATGCAAATGACGCGGTCCGACCACCTTGGCGCTGGCATCCAACGGCAAATTCAACTTTCGCATCTGAGAGATGAAAGAATTCCAGCTCAACCGATTTACGTCTTGCACCACACCAAGTCGGCGCGTACGTTCTTGCGACCCCCAGTTGCCCTTGAATGCTTTGCGAAACCCCGATTCAACGGAACGTTGCTTGAAAAAATCCCGATAGTTTGCCTCTATTAAATTCGAAAAATTGGTCTTGTATTCGCCCTGATGATAATAATATTCCTTGTCAATCGCCAACATGATTTCTTGCTTTTGAATCAAATAATACTCACGGAACAAATCATAAATCAGCTTACCCGTCTGCTCAATTCGCTTAAACTTGAAATTGTCGCGGTCGGTAGGTTTGTCTTCCTTGGTGGATACGCGCAATAATCGATGTACCATGGTGCCTAAAAAATACGCCTTGTCTAAATAATTGTTGGTTCCCACGTGTGGGAGAAAATAATTCATCAATATCTCCAATACACTCGGGATGGATTGCCGTTTTGTAAAGGTCGCGATAAACTCCAACGCGGTCTTCTGGTCAAATATTTTGCATGCATCATGAACAGATGGGATAAACAGATCCACGTAACTTGCATTTCTCTCTATATCCAATAAACAAGTCTCAATAATGCGCTTGTCGCTGATTACACCCAGTGCTCTCATTAAAATAAATAAGGGTATCGGTTTACGAACATTGGGAACATCCACTACCAATTGATTGTTAGAGAGAACGGAAGAGGGTGCCACCATTTTCACCGACGTGGTACGCATCGGTTTGGACGCGTCTTCTGAAACCGAGCGAATCTCCGCAGAATAACTATACGTATCTTCGGGTTTATTTGCACGAACATAAAGCATATTGTCTGCAAATGTTTCCTGTGGGATAATCAACTTTTCTTTTCCATCAATAATAAAATAGCCACCATAATCATTACGGCATTCGCCCATGTTGAAACACACTTCGGGAGAGAGCTTGTTCAAGATGCATAATTTTGATTTGAGCATGATTGGGAATCGCCCTAAATATATCTTTTCCAAAAGAACAGACTTGGTTTTTCTCTCTTTGGCCTCTTCGTCGTAATAAATAACGTCGATTTCCACATCGTAATGTATCGTGGTTCCATAGGTCATATTGCGCAATCTTGCGTCGTTTGGATACATGTAATGCGCGTGATTTGCGTCATATATAATCGGCTTTCCAAAGTATATTCTTGAACCATCCTTTCCGCCTAAATATAATAAACATTCGTTGCGCCCCCCGACCTTGTTGTCTTCCCCCTGACGCTCAATAAAACGCGCTGGATTGTTTTCTTTAAAAATGCGATTAATTCCGCCATCAAAGAAATCATTATACGATTCTAAATGATGTGCAACCAAACTACTTGGGTTGTTTTTAAAATAGGTATCAATGATTTTCCATGATATAGTTTCCATGTATATTATTATGATAGTTATTTTTATATGAAATTTATAATACAAGTATTTAGTATTCCTTGCAAATATTGAATTATCTTTTGTTTGTTATATATAATAGAAATAATGACAACCCGCAAAATAAACATATCAATTCCGCTGGAGAATAATGGACTATTTACTTATGAAATTTGGCAAAACTATATCAATGACATTCCTCGTGTTGAGGGGGTTGATTCTTATGAAGTGAATGTTATGTTAGAAGAGGGTTGGAAAATTATTTATGGAGGCGCGTTTATGAATATTACCGAAGGTGAAGATATTGATGAGGAGGATGGTAGTCAAATTGCTGATGATGTCATAATTTTTTCTTTAGTTAATATTCTACTTCCTTCATCTATTACCAATATTAATGCTAATGCATTTACTTATACAACTAATTTGGACAGATTAGGGTTTCAAAGAAATAATAATATAAAAATTCATCCCGATGCATTCAGAGGAAGCGGATTACGAGTTATATTAATGCATTTGGAAACGTTGCGTGCGTTGAACACGATGGAAATATTAGATGGATTAGAATTAAAGTTTGGCAAAAATAATTACTTT